TTGTTCGTGCTCTTTTCGCCTCCTCGCTTCGTTTCTTCAAAGCGATTTTCTTGGCGACGTAGTTGGCAAACGTTCTGCACACGCCAACCATCTCCAGTTCCGTCAGCCCAAAGTAGGACAGATAGCGCCATAAGTCCGGCTCGTCGCTCTCCACCTCTGCCCACTGTTCGTGGCAACCCAACATACAGTCCTTTGGGTTGTCGTAATCTTGAGGCGAGAAACGAGGTTGCGCTTTGAGTCTCACACCGATGAACGTCGGTTCGTCGTCCTGCTGCGGCTTGTCGCACTCGCAGTCTTCCAGTAGGCATTCTACGCATCGTATGACCTCGTCCGGATCCTGTGAACACGGTAGTATCTCGTGTACTTCCTCTTCGTTGTCGTCCATGTGTTTTTGCACGTCCATGACCCACAGCGTTGGTTGTTGACAAGCCCAACAAGTGCACCCCTCTGCCGGCATTCAGTTTCAAGTGAGTCAGTTTTAGATCTGATTAAATACTCGGCTTACTCCGATTTACTCAGTGCGAGGGCCCTCGGCCCTCGCCCTCCGATAGAAGTGGCTGTCTATATTACCAGCCACTTCTGAGCGTTTGAGGGGCTCCCACGCCCCGATGAAAAACGCTCCCCGACACCGCAACGTGGTGTTTACTGTTAATGCCTCTTACCCTACCGCTTTGCGGCTGCTCGACCTCGAGCATCCTTCTTGGACTCATGTCAAGTTTTGTGTGTATCAACGCGAGTGTGCAGGTCACGAGCACTTTCAAGGTTACATGGAGTTTGACACCCAGCTTACCTACGCCCAGATGCATGAGCTTGAAGGTCTTGAGTCCGCTGCTTTCAAGCGTCGCTTTGGTTCCGCTAAGCAAGCTGCTCATTATGCTACTAAGCCTCACGACGGTTGCAAGTGCAAGCACTGTGAGGAAGAACGCGCTACTCCTACTAAGCTTGAGGGACCTTGGTCTATTGGCACTATGTCTAATCAGGGTCAGCGTTCTGAGTTACTTGAGATCAAGTCTCGTTTAGATCAAGGTTGGACTCTCAAGCGTGTTGCCCAGGATGAAGATTTGTTTCCTACTTGGATTAAGTTCCCTAAAGGTTTTGAGACGTACAAGCGTCTCGCTACTCCTCAGCGCCGCGTCAAACCTTTTGTGATGCTTTTTATTGGTCCGTCTGGCACCGGCAAGACTCGTACTGCTTGCAACATTGGCCGTCATCTTGGCGGCTTTTACAAGGTTCCTCCTAAGCAAACCGGCTTTTGGTGTGACGACTATGCTCAGGAACCTGTTTTCATCATTGATGAGATGTCTGGCGCCAAGATGACTCCTGAGTTCTTCAACGAACTTTGCGATTGGGAGCAAATGACTGTTCCGTGTCATGGTTCTGCTGGCCATCAGTTTACTTCTCCTTATTTGTTTATTACTACCAATTATCATCCTAAGTATTGGTGGAAGAAGCGCAACGCTAATCAACTCAAGCAAACGATGCGTCGTATTGACGTTATTTTCAAGATTATGCCTGGTCTCACTGTGTTTGAACACACCGGTTGGCAGGAGTTCGGCCCGAACATTAATCGCGAGTTTACTTCTTCTGAGTGTGCCGAATTAAAACTTCTTTTGGGTTAAGGGTTTCCATGAGTCGCCGCGGTTTCGTTAAGTTCGCTAACCGTCCCGGGAAAACGTCCGGTTTTCGCGCCTCCCAGGCTCGCGCTGCGACTGGGGCTCAGCGGGCCAACGTCCGTGCCGCTGCTCGCTCCATGATGGCAGTGAATCGCAGCACTGCCAATGCGCTCAATCGCGCTGCCGCCATTCTCACCAAGAAGGGCGTTGACACTGATCTTTCTTTGACTCCCATCATCGTCACTACCAACACGAATGGTTCGATCTTCGTGTGCAACCTGGTGCAGCAGGGTGCAGGTGCGTGGAATCGCACTGGTCGCAGGATCCTCGCTGACAGCCTTCGTATCTCCGGGTTCGTCGGATGGCTCATGGGTCCTGACGTCACTCCTGGAACTATGTTCTCCAACTTCTTCCGAATGGTTGTTGTCTGGGACAAGCAGCCGTCTGGTGCCGCGATCCCTACTTTCGACACTATCTTTGGTATTACTGCTCAAGATGGCACCGAGAGTTGCCCGGATGTTCTGTGCCCACCCAAGTACGACAACTTCGATCGTTTTCAAGTGCTGCTCGACAAGCGCTACACTCCCGACTTCGGCGCCATCCCTGCCACTGGCACTGCGCCCTCCCTCACCACTTACACTATGGTGAACGAGTATCTCGACCTCAAGGGTCGTGAAACTGTCTTCCAGGGCCAGAGCACTCCCATGACCATCGCTGACATTTCGTCTGGCGCGCTGTATGTTGTCATGCGTGCCGTAAGTTCGCTTTTTTTTGTTTTCTCTCTCGCATTTGTTTGTAGATCAACAACACTGGCTACACCATCGCTGGCTTCGATGGCACTGCTCGTTTACGCTACCGCAATTAAAGATTTTTTCAGGGTCCTGACCCGCCTGCTACTTCTTTTGGCAATTGGACCGGCAGTTTCCGTTTTCGTTTTAGAAATTGATGAAGAAGAGGGGTCGTTTTTCTGTTCCTCAGGGTGCGGAAGTTGATGAGGTCCTTTCCGCACCGCCTGACTTTAGCCGTGTACGTTCCCGACCAGTCAATCCTTCTCCACCGCCTCTTGGAAATCCCAACGGTAAGGGATACGGGGGTGAATCCCAATGGCCCTTTTCCTGGCGCAAGGCTCTTGAGCATCCGGGTTACCGAGCAGGCGTTGATGCCGCTTCTGCAAATCCTTACTACGCTTCCAACTGGCGATATCACGCTGCACAACTGCTTGGCGCTGTTAACACGATTGTTTACTATGAGAATGAGGACCCGCAGTAAAAGACAGTGTTAGCATCTCGGCCCACTACTACAAGGCTTGAGTTAGTGCAGGTTTTTTTGCCGGAGCGGTTGCAAACTGTCTTTTATTCGTCATCACATAAATCGATATCCACTCGTGTTTTTTTCGAGTTCCCGAACAGCTTTCTCGCCGCCGTGCGCGTCGTTGTTCGTGCTCTTTTCGCCTCCTCGCTTCGTTTCTTCAAAGCGATTTTCTTGGCGACGTAGTTGGCAAACGTTCTGCACACGCCAACCATCTCCAGTT